TATTAAAGCAACATATTCCGAAGACTCAATGTAGTCATTGAAAGATTCTGAATAGTTTAATCTAAGATAATCTATCAGCGTTCTTCTTACAGTGTCAAAATCGTACGATTTGAAGTCTGCTTGTGAAAACGTTCTATAAATCTTTTGCCAAGCAGTGTTAACCAGCAAGGCGTTTTGTCTATCGGTTGATGGCATAATAATATTTATAGTTTTTAAAATGTGCTATGATAATGTTTAGGCGGCAGAATATACTTGAGATCCGTTAGTGAGTAATCCTTCGGTTTGATCAAACAAAAGATCCATTGTTTCGCCCAATCCGTAGCCGGTATACAGCACCGATACCCTTATAGATAATCCATGCTCATATTGATTAACTTCTACTTTGTCTAACTCAATCCTAGGATCATAAGCAATAATTGAATCTATGTCATCAAGTACTGACTGTTTTAGTTCATCATCCAGCGGATCAAACAAATATAGCCAAATATTGGTGCCAAAATCAGGATTTTCAAGTTTTTCTCCCTTGATAATGTTGAAATGATTGAGTAAATCTTGCTTTACTAGTTCAATATCGTAAATTTTTGTGTCAGCAAACGTTCTGCCTACTGTAGAATGTCCACGAAATATCCTGGTGTTGTTAACACCCTGTTGAGTACCATCTATTTCGTTGAAATTTTTGACTGCCATTTTACTTGTTTATAGTTTTAGAACCATCACAATTTACGCAATCACAAGTTAGGCATTCATCTCCTGCTTCATGACAACGCGGACATTTGCCACCACTGCAATGACTTGGGCAATCACATTTTTTACATATATCTTTGTCCATACAAATATTTATCCTCCTGCAAATGTGTCTGATGATCCTGCCGCAACAGACGTGCAACCGGTCACACCATCACCAATTCGACCACATCCTTTTCCATTGATAAACACAGTGGTAGATCCTGTAGTAATTGGAGCGGCATGTGATGGACAAGGAGTGCCCGGTAACAAATGTGATGTGTTATTGTCATCTTGTCTTGATATACCTATGTTATTCACAAACACATCTGCGGACCCGGCAGCTCTAGTCATTCCCGAACAGTGTGCCACATCAGCATCTCCGATCCTAGTTATCGCCGCCATCACATCGCTCCTGTAATTCTTTTAGTCTTCCCGGCCATTTGTTTATTTCTACATGTTGTTCATCAGTGTGTGGCTCTGGTGGGATCTCAGGCAAAAAACTGATTACATGATCAATTTTGTCAGGTATATCTTCGAAGTTACTATACTCATGCAAATCTTTGCCTATTTTTATTGTAAATTTGTGTGCCATTATCTCCCTCCTGGATTAGGCACAGAAGTTGCTGTTGACTCTTCTTCAAATCTTTGTTCAATTTCGATTTCTCTGTCTGTACGTATTTGATCAGTTCTGAATGTTTTTTTATTTTCATGCTCTGCATATGGCTCTGCTGTTGGAACTCGTTTCATGATAGATAATCTTTCCTCTTCAGGATACAATGGATCTACACCTACATTCAAAAATGTAGTAAGTGGTACCACAACATCAGAAGGAACACGTTCTCCTAAATCACCTACAAGATCAGCCGCTGGTCTTTGTGCGGTGTCATAAACTGTAGATGCTACTTTACCAGACGTGTTAAAATGTATTTCATTTCCTGTGTTCACCAAGTGATCATTTCCTGCAAAAACTTTATTATCTGCTCCTACTGATAAAATGTTGTCTGTTGTAATATGTTTTCTTACAGTTCTGCCAACTGTCATATCAATATCATTTTTGATAAACACATTTAGATTGCCAATTCCAGTACTATCCCCAGCACTACTACTACCTATTTCAATATTAGAGGAGTCAGTCACGTAAAGCATAAAGTCTTCTCTTGTCATTACACGTAAATCTTTTTGTGCTTCAATAATTGTTTGTTCTTCAGACTTAAGTGCAATATCTTTCGTGGCAAACATTTCTATATCAACACCTGCTTTGGCTTTGATATCTAGTTCTGCAATCATTTCAATGTCTTCTTTCGCATCCATATGAATTCTTCCTGTGACTACTTCTTCACCAGAGTTGATCAAATAATCATCTTCACCTTCTTTTTTGTTTGTGCCTGTGGCTTTAAGATTTATATTTCTTCCTGCTTCTATGTTCACATCACGTTCTGCTCTAAAATTAAAATCAGTGTTTGTGTGAAAACTAATTGAATCATTTGCATATGCATCAATTTTGCCGTTAGCAGTTAGTTCGATCCAAGCATCGCCTGAATTATTAATAATGTACACAATGTCTTCTGAATTGTGTAACAGTATTTGTGCACCTGAACGTGTTCTAATTCTTATTAATTCATTTTCAATATCTGTAGTAAATTTTGATCCGTCATGTTTAGGTGGAGTTCCATCGTCCATTACAAAAGTGTGTCCACCTAGTCTTGAATGTACTAAGGTAGCTCCATCTTCTGTGATAGCATGTCTGTTTCCTGATTCACGCAAAGGCACCTTGTTGCCTTTTGGATCTATAGGTCCTGGTGTGCTGATACCAAATACTTGCGATGGTGTTTCTCGTCTCGCCGATGATGTTGTTGTTCCTCTGATAGGATCTGGAAGCAATCCTTGTTTTACTAATTCATCTGCATGATAGTCATGAGAAGGCCTTGATGATACTGATCCATCTTTATCATAGCTAGTGCTTGTTTTTATAGTGTCTGAACGTCTGTTAGGCTCAGCAACAGGAATAAATTCTACCCCAGGAAGAGTACTATATTTTCCTTCGGTTGATGGTTCTGCCGCTTTCGAAGATCTTCTACCACCTTTGCCTTTGAGTGTGCTGGCTTTCTCTTGCTGGCTTTCAGTTACTCCAGCAGTTTTAGCTGAGGCAATTCCAGGCGTCATATGGTTAACGCCTATTTCAGGAATACACCCTATCCAATAACCTTGATTAATGTTGCCACCTGCAAACATAACAAGTACCTTTGTTTCCACATCTGGTGGAACCATCCAAAATCCATATGATTTTTGTGTCTGGCCGAATGCACCGCCACCTCCTGTGTCTACGTAAGGTGTTTGTCCAGCAAACGGTGAACAGTATTCAACTGTGATTGTTCTTTCTGATAATGGAGTATCATCTGAGTTGTCCCATTGATCCTGTAACTCAGGAATAAAAACATCCAATCTTCCCATTCTGTTTACATCAGCTGTGCCTTTTACAAATCCAATGTATGGACCTGGCATGGGTAATACAGTTGACTGTCTTCTTAATTCTGGCATTATCTTTGTCTCGGACGTGGATTACCATATGTTAAGTAACCACTGGATGTCTTGATTGCTTTTCCATCATTATTTACGAATTTTTTAATTTCCCTTGGAGGTCTTGAAAAAGCAGATCTACCTTGATTACTGACATTAGATGTTGATCCTTTAGATACAGCATTGAATTTGCCAGTAGCAAAATCATTAAAAGCTCCTCCTAATGCATTTGAAAAAGCATTACCAGAAAAAACTTGCGGTTGAATGCCACCTTTTGTTCTGTCTCTAGCTTGACCTTTCTGTCTTACCAGAGATAAAGTTTGTGTGAATACTCCACCTTCAAAGTTAGACTCACACATCCAAACTAAAAATGTGCCTTGGAAGAATGCTGTGTCTGTTAAGTTATACAAACCGTTTGCATCATTGATATCAGTGGGTAATTTTGCATTTATTTGTATGATAGGTTCATAACCGTCAACAGATATAGAACCATCCGGCTCAATGTAGGCCCCAGCCTGACTTGTTGTTTTTGTTCCTGTACGCACAGTTTTTTGCTCTATCCAATATGGGTCACCTAAAATTTGCAAGTCACAAACTATCATATCGGCAGCTGGATCTTCTAAAATTTGCTTAAGTTTGTCAATAGATTCTTTGTTGTCAGATGATGCATCTGGCACAATGTCACTGCTTGAATTTCCCAGCGACATTCCTCTTGCACTTTTTGATGGTGTAACAGTGCTTGGTACGGCATTGTCACCGTTAGGATTTCCTCCTGGATTTCCTCCATCTCTTCCTACACTAGAAATATTTGGATCATTTTCCTTTGTTTTGTCACCATCCTTGTTGTAAGACAGACCTGGTTGAAAATAAGCAAATTTATATTTTAAACTGAAATCTAAGATATCTTTATTTTGACCTGTGTAGAGAAAATCATATATTCTTACCGGAGCTGCCTGACTTGGTGCATCGGCACCATCTATGTGACTAACATCTCTGTTCTGTGATCTCAGTGCATAAGAAAATTTATATGCTTGATCACCTTTTCCATTATTTGTGGCAGATATAGTTGTGGTTGTCATTATGTTTGGTGTAGGTATTGACTCGCCTACTACTTCGCCTGCTTCATTAACTCTTTCTAAGAATTTTGCTGAATTATCGATGACAGATCTCAAAAATGCTATTACTGATTCGCCTTTTTCAACATTAATTTTTCTGCTTACTGCCTTTGGGCCACCATTGCCAGTAATGGAAAAGTTAATAGCTTGTTTCTGACTTACTTTGTCAATCTCATCTAAGTTTAACGACGAACTTAATATATCTGCCTCAGAGTTGCTGATATCCAATTCAAATGTATTAGGTGTACCTAATGAAGTTTTTTTTGCAATATCCTGTAACTGTCTATTATGATTATTAAAAAAACTTTCTATTACTTCTTTTACAGTTGTTCCGTTACAGGTAACATTAAATGGTATCTCATCATATGCACTATTTTTTGCTGTGTAGTTGTACGGAGCTGCCTCGATCACATAGTTACCGCCACCTGCATCAACATCTAAATCAACATTGTATATTTTGCAAGGTATAAATTTACGGCCTCCAAAAGGAATGTTCTGTGGATTGCCTGCATCATCATGACCTTGGAATCTAATTCCTAACAGGTACACAGCATTCATATGATTGCCATATCCTTCTCTCTTGCTTGCCTCAACAAATGCCGAAATT